GGGGTATCTAGTTTTTGACTATGACATACCGCGCGCTAATCAGATCATCTATGTAAACAGCGGAGCCGATGTTGCTTATGAGGCCGAGTCCGGGACATTGACGTATACACAGTCGGTGTCTTGGATTGTGGCTGCAGACGTAACTTCTTGGCTGGGTATTGACACCGCCACCGCTAACGACACCGCTTTTGTGACTGTTTGTGTAAACGCTTCTAACGCGTGGTGTTACCGCAAGCGTCGGGAGGCTGGCTACATTGACTCGATGACGACTGTGCCCAGCGCCGACGTGAAACTTGGTACCGTCATGTACGCCGCAACGCTTTACCGTGAACGCGGATCAGTCGACTCGTTTGCGTCGTTTGACTCAATGGCTATTGGCGCGTCACCGTCGGCCACGCTTGGTCGCATCATGCAGCTTCTTGGCTGTGGCAGGGCACAGGTTGCGTAATGCCTGCATCGGGAATTCTTGTTGACGCTGTAAACGCTTGCAAAACTGCGCTTACTGGGCTTGGTCTTGTACCGATTACAGATCCGCGCAATGCTCGCCCGCTTTCCGTTCTTATCGAATTGCCCACTGTCACCGCGTTTACATACAACGTGGGAGACATTGAGCTACGCCTGCGTGTGTTGGCCCCGCCCCCTGGGAACCAAGACGCAGGCGATTATCTAATGACCATCGCAGACCAAATCATGAACAGCGCCATAGCGGTTACTGATCTTCGACCCGGTCTTGCGACCGTCGGCGGGCAAGACCTACCGACGTATGACCTAACCGTAGCCATTGCTGTACAAAGGAGCTAACCATGGCAACAACAACTTTCCTGTCCAACGCGACCATCAACATCACTCAGGGTGCGACCACCTATGACTTGTCTGACCAAGCGAACCAGTGCACACTTACCATCGGCTCCGACTCACTTGAGATCACAGCCTTTGGTGATACGGGCCACAAGTTCGCACCCGGTCTGCAGTCTGTTGACGTAAGCATCACTTTTTTCCTTTCGTATGGTGGCTCTGGCGCTACCTCGGAAGTGGAAACAGCGCTTGCAGCAATGGTCGGTCTCGGCACCACAACCTTGGTTCTTAGCCCATCGGGCACCACCGAGTCGGCGTCAAACCCTGAGTACACCATCACCAACGCAATGCTCGCTAACTTCACGCCTATCAACTCCACCGTGGGTGAGATGGCAACAGTGACCGCAAACTTTGTCGGCGGCACTTGGGCGCGCGACATCACCTGATCCAACTACATAGGGAGAAACTATGAAACTCACACTCGAAGTAACCGAGCGTGACCAGCAGTACACCGTTACCACCAACCTTGGGGTGATTGTGGCTTGGGAGCGTAAGTTCAAGCGCAAGGCTTCACAGCTGGGCGAAGGCATCGGCGTTGAAGACCTCGCCTTTATGGCGTGGGAGTGCTGTAAACAGAATTCAATTCCTACTCCGATTGTCTTTGACGAATACGTCAAGCGCCTCGAAAACATTGAAGTGGTGGACAACGAACCTGTAAACCCTACGACCGAGGCACATACAACTACGCTCTAGCTCTTCTGCTGGTTCGCACAGGGTATTGGCCTCCTGACATACCATTTGACCTTGACACACTGGTGACAGTGCTAAAGGCAGCCGAAGACACAAAGGAGGGCTAGATGCCATACAAAGCAGACATGGAACTTGTCGGCTTGCGTGACGCCATCCGTTCGCTCAACAAGATTGAGCCGGGTCTTCGTAAACAGTTTGTCGCTGACGCTCGCCGTATAGCCCAGCCTGCCGTTGACAACGTGCGTCGTGGCTACACCAAGGTTCCGCTGTCGGGCATGTCGCGCAAGTGGTCACAGAACGGCCGTCAGTTGTTTCCGTTTACAGTCGCTAAGGCTCAACGTGGGGTGCAGGTCAAAGTGGACACAGATCGACGCACTAACAACACAATTTCCATTGTGCAGAAAGACCAAGCCGCAGCCATTTTTGAAACTGCTGGTCGACGTACGGACAACAGCCTGGAGCGTTCTCTTGGTCAGTTGGCACCGGGCCGCACACGCATTATTGGGCCTGCCGTTTACAGGGCGCGCCCAGAGTTTGAGGACGAATTGCGTAGATCCATTTTGGCTGTGCTTAAGCGTGTAGAGAAAGAACTGAACTAATGCTGTCTATACCCATTTCAACGACGTTTGCTGGTCAAGGTGTACAGAAGGCCATCAAGTCGTTTAAGCAGTTAGAGACCGCTTCGGACAAGGTTAAGTTTGTACTCAAGGCGGGCGCTGTGGCTGGCGTCGCCGCGTTTGCTGCGTTGGGTACAGCTGCGTTTCAGGCTGGGCAGGCTTTGCTGGGTTTTGCCAAAATGGCGGCCGACGACGAGAAAAGCCAAAAGCAGTTAGCGCTGTCTATTCGTGCGTCAACTAAAGCCACTGACGCTCAGATCGCGTCTGTAAACGAAATGATTGACACGCTTCAGCGTCAAGTTGGCGTGGCCGACGACGAGTTGAGACCGTCTTATGCCCGCATTATCCGCTCGACGCGTGACTTTGAAAAGGCACAGCGTTTACTGCGATTAGCGCTCGACGTGTCTGCCGCTACAGGCAAACCCTTAAAAGCCGTCACAGAGGCTCTCAGCAAGGCCTACGACGGTTCTAACACTGCACTGACTCGACTGGGTCTTGGCTATGACAAAGCAAAACTCAAGGGCATGGAGTTTAACGATGTCCAAAAGGATCTTGAAAAGCGTTTTAGCGGTTCCGCGCTGGACAACGCAAACACTTTCGAGGGGACAATGGCTCGGTTCCGTATCACCATTGACGAGTTGAAAGAGTCGTTGGGGCAGGCAGTACTTCCGTACCTTAAGCGCCTAGCCGAGTACGGCATCCAAATCGCTGACGCGTTCGGGCGTAACGGGGTCGCTGGCGCAATGGAAGAACTCAAGTTCATCTTGTCCACTTTGCTTTATGACGAAAACGGGCAACTTAACGCAGCAGGGCAACAAATCAACGACCTAGCCAACAGCCTTAACGGCATCGCTAATTTCATCAACAACCTTGGTAAAGGGTTGTATTACGCTTCAGGCTCACCGTTGTTTAACCTGATACCGGGCCGTAAGGATGTGTCGCCAATCAGCGTCCCAACATTTGGCACGATTGACACACAAATCAACCCCGGCTCGTTGCGCGGTATACGCGGCTCAGGCTCAGGTGTAAACATTACGGTGCAAACAGGTATTGGTGATCCGATAGAAATCGGTCGACAGGTTTACAACGTGCTGAACAACTTTGAGCGCCGAAACGGTGGCCGCTAATGGCATACCCCACGCCGATAGTTGAAATCGCATTCGACGACGGCCCTTATGTTGTGTCGCCCACGTGGACAGACGTAACCGCGTACTGCCGTGGCTTCGGCACCAGCCGTGGCGTACCCGACGACTGGACGCTCCAAGCCGACGGCTCAGCCAGTGTCACCCTGTCAAACCGTGACCGTCGCTTTGACCCGTTTAACGCGTCAGGGCCGTACTACGGCAAACTTCTACCGCGACGCCAAATCCGTATACGCGCCACCAGCGGAGGCACCACCTACGACGTGTTCCGTGGGTTCGTGTCCGGGTGGCCACCCGAATGGACAAACGCAGGCAAAGACTCCACCGTCACCCTGTCCTGTTTTGACGCGTTGCAGCTGCTCGGATCATCGTCGATGCCAGCCGACTGGGCAATGCCCTACATCCAGTCGCTCAGCCCACGGCACTACTGGGAGATGGACGACCCTGTAAACCTGTACCTTGCTAACTTCACGTTGCGCGACCGTGGCAACGCTGTCAGCAGTGTTATTTGCAACACCAACAAGGTCTATCAGGGGCCGCGTATTGCGCTTGGCTTGCCGTCGTTGTCTGTCGGTACTGAGTTTGACGGGCTGGCTCAAAACACCACGGTCGGCTCAACATTTTTTGCTCCTAACACTGCGTCGTCGTTTACGATTAGTTTTTGGGCGCAAGGCACACGCGCCGATTTGCTGTCGCCAAGTTTTTCAGGGTCAGCCTTTGGTGGTGCTTTCGGTGTTGGCATTGACTGTTTTACGTCAGGTAACGGCGCTGGTTTGGCGTATGCGTTTTTTGACAATGGCACAACGACCCGTACATACGAATCGACTGTTCAGTACGCTGCTTCTGAACCGCATCACATAGCGTTTACATACGACTACGCCATCAACTTAGGCACTTTGTATGTTGACGGCTTCAACGTCACCACTGGGCCTAAAACGAACTCAGGAAACACCCCAGCCGCAAACGAAAGTTTTGCGATGACCGCTGGCAACTTTCAACAAGTTGCAATGTTTACAAGCGTGTTGACACAAGCACAAATCCAGGAGATTGTGCGCCTTGGTGAGGGTCAATACCCGGAGACCAGTTCGGCTCGTGTGTCGCGCGTTATCGGCAACACACCGTTCTCAATGTCGCTTGTCTCGACACCTGCTTCACCAAAGTCCAACGTGCTAAACGTGACGCCCGATGCACCGACAGCATCCTTCGAGTTAACCAAGGTGTCGGACTCGGAGTTTGCGCCGCTGTTTGTAAACAAGGCTGGCACGTTGACCCTGTACAACCAGTCGCAGATCCGCACACAAACTAAATCGATTGTGTCGCAGGCTGACTATGGCAAGGCTGTCGGGT